CGATCAGCAGCATCTTCACAACTCCACTGGCGGGGTGGTCTGTGATATTCATTTGGCGGGCTCCTCTCATGGTATTGTGGCTCCTCTCCCCTGAGAGTCTCCCAGGGGCTGTGTTGCGGCATGCTCGTTAGAAGAACTATGGCGGCGCTTCTTACCCAGCAGGCTTTGGCGTCACAGCTGTGCATAACCTGGAGGCAGCTCATATGTCGCCTCTTACCTGGAGGGGGTCCCAGGTGCGTTTGGTGAAGCTGTTCTCTAGCCATTGCTGGCGCTGCTCGGGTGGCAAGCTACAGATACCCTTGAAAGGGCAACCACCGTAGTTGTTGCAGCTCATTTCATTCATCGGCCAATACGCTTGGCGCGCGAAGAACTCGGCTTGGGCGAACCAGAAGCCGAGGCCTTTGTACCACTCCTCGAGTTGCGACGTCGAGTATTCGATGAGACCCCGGTGGAAGCGGGTGAAGGTGACGGCGATTTGGGCTCCGTCAACAATGATCCCTTTAACTGGGACGCTAAAAGTGAGGTTTGCACTGAGGCAGTATCCGGCGAATTGGTTGCTTGGAGAGAAGCCATCGATGAACCTCTGATCAACGAGATGGCGGGATGTTTTTCTGTCACATACGTATGTTCCGCCTTGGAATTGTCCGAGCCGATCCAGGTGACCACAGTAGAGAAATGATTCCCCTGTTCCGAGACTGCTATAGTCAGTCGCCCATCGGAAAGAAAGCTCAACTGCTGGTTTGCCTGACTTAAGCTTGACGGTTTCGATTGGGTCATTGCGGAACTCCTCTAAGTACCAGACGACGCTGCGGACTAGTGTCATTCTGTTCTTGTTGGGGTGCTCTGAATCCCAGGGCCGGTTGCGGGCGGCGTCCCAGGTGTCCGACAGAGCTTGGTTGACGGCCTCGAGTTGTGCCTCCTCGAAGGTGGCACCCTCGCAGCGGGCGTGGTCGTATCGCTCGAGGGCTTTGTGGTAGTGCTGGCCGAACGCGAGGTGGACGTTGGTGGTGCGGCCAGTGTAGCCCTCGATGATGGAGAGCTGGTAGTAGCGGGGGCACGTCTTCAGCGCGCCGAGGCTGGTGGAGTCCCAAGCTAGTTGGAGGTTTGGGAGCTTGGTTGAGAAGCTGCTATTTGACACGGCCTAGCTCCTCATGGCTTGGGCGCCAGTCCTAGCTCGGCGAGGGTAATGCCAGTCACACGGGTCGCGCGGCGCTTGCCATCGGCCTCGTCCTTGGCCCACAGCTCGCGGGCGGCGCGTTCGGCCTGGACAATGGCGCGGAGCCAGTCGTCGTTGGGGATGGGATAGGTTGACATGAGCTCGTCAATGGAAGAGGGGAGGGCTTCAGAGAGGGGGTCAGCCATGGGTTAAGTCCTTGAGGCTGGGGATGGGGGGTGGCTGATGGCCAAGAGCGGCCGCGTCTTCGATCTGGTCGAGCATGGCGCCGATAAGGAGACGCACAGCTTCGGAGCGCTTTATGCGCTGACCGAACAGCGCGTCTATGCGCTCTAGGTCACGCGGCGTGAGGTGGAGGTGGATGCGGACGAGAGTCTCGCTAGCTTTGCGGCCCATGGCCTTCGTTCCTCAGGGCATCGGCGCCCAGGTTGTCTACGGAGCTGGCCCCAAGCCTGGTGAAGAGGTCCTCGGTGGGCGAGGGGCGAGGCTCATGCTTGACGTACTCGATGAGGGCGTCGGCTAAGCGCTCCATGGATACGTGGGGGTGCGCGTGTACTAGAGCTAGGGCGATGGCCCATTTACGTAGCTCCTGGTTCGCTTGGGCCTCCTTGCGTTGGCGCTCGGTCTCCAGCGCTAGCTTGAGGTTCAGTCCTTCGGTTGTCTTTTCCATTTGTGATCCATAGCTCGTTGTCGGCGGAGGTTCGGCGAAATGAGAGGTCGGCCAAGGCGGGTATCCCCGCCCTGGCACGGTAGAAGGCCTGGGTTGCTTGTTGGAAGTCGTTGACCTCCACCACCAGGCCGTAGGGCGATTCCAGGGCGCGGTGCAGGATGGCCCTGATTTCGTCGATGGTCATGCCTGGATGCCGTGGCCGGCGCGAAGGGCGCTGATATTGAGCGTGGTGTCAACGTAGTCACGCTTGGACTCGACCCGCCTCTTGGCCTCAGGGTAGTAGTTGTCAGGCTGCCCGCGGAGGAGCTGGTTGGCAAGGGAATCCGTCTCTTCGGCCTTGAGGCTGATCCCCTCTCGGGCACAGGCGGCGCGGATGGACTCCTTGGCCATCTTGAGAGCTTCGCGCTCGACGGGGTCGATGGGGCCTCGGCCGGCGCGGCGCTCACTGAAGACGTACTGCTCGGCGTAGGATGCGAACTTCTCGCGGAGGGCTTCGAGGTCCAGGTCTTGGCCGTTTGCGGCGGCTGTGTCCTGGGCCTTCTTAACGTGAGGCGCGAAGTTGTTGCGGAGGTTCTGGCTGAGGGTCTGGTTGAGGACGCTCGCCTCGACGGCGTTGCAGGTGTGGCCCTCAGTGTAGGGGGTAGGGACTGGGAAGGTGACGTCACCTATGGAGATGGTCTTGTTGGTGGGTGCGGAGTCTGGAGCGTCAAGCTGGGCCTCCGGCCCGTTCTTATGCTTACGTGCCATTTGGACTGTTCCTATGTTGCTGGATGGCGCGGATTGCGCCGGTAGGAGTTCGCATAGTAATGGGCGGATGTGGTGATGTCAACTGAGCACATCGTTTGGTTTCCAAACGGTGGGCCCAGCTCAGGCTCCATCGTCCTCGTCAATTAGACCCATGCGGACTAACCACGCGTGGTCGCTTTCTTTGGGTTTGCCTTTGATCTTACTCGTAAGCTTGGGTTCGGCCACGGGACCGCCATAGCTGAACCATTCCCTGCAGCAGGCTTCGGGGTCGCTTTCCCACTGCGTGAGCATGGAGGCGACCTGGCTCCAGGGTACGTCTATGTGGTGCGGGCGGTAGCTAGTGCCGTGGGCGAGGAGGAAAATCATAAACCTCCAGCGCCCTGTTTCTAGGGGGTGCAGGTAGATGGTCGGCGCTGCACCCCCACTCAAGAGGCAGGGCATGCCGTTGCCCAGCTTTGGCCTCGATGGGTCATGTAGATGCATGTTCATGCTTGCCCTCGTTGAGGTTGGTTGGATGCGTAATGGACCCAGCCCACGTGAGGCGCGGGGAAGTCCTCGGACCTGGTATAGTACCAGGCCATGGTTAGGATGTAGATGAGGGCTAGAGTGATCCACCAGAGTCTTCTTCTGAAGTGTCTTTGGGCTAAGGTTGTGCCCCTGGGGGGCCAGATGTAGTGCCAGACAGAGAGCCAGAGGTAACCTGCGACTAGCCCGAGGATTACTGCCGCGATGAGTATGATCATGGCGCTGGTCCGGCGGCGCGCGCTTGGCGCTCCAGGCCCGCCTCATCGAGGCCGTAGTGGAAGGCGATGCTGAAGGCAGCCCAGGCGGCCATGTAGGCCGCCTCCATGCTGGGGCCATAGCGGCGCACGTAGAGGTAGGTATCGGAGTCCTCAGAGTCTCCGTAGCGGATGCCACAGAGCCAGTAGTCATCGCGTTTGGCCGCGAAGCTGATGCCTACGTCGGGCAGCTTCAGGGTGGAGTCTATGTGTTTGAGGAAGTCTTTCATTCTGCTGCCTCCTTGGGTGCGGGTTGGTGGCTGAGGTTGACGCCGGGGCCGCCTGTAGCCATGATGTGGAATAGACAGGAAGCGGTGCCGCTCTCCAGGTAGGGATGGACTTTGTCTGTGTGGTGGCGGCTGACATAGCCGAGTTGAATGTGGGGGCCTTCGGCGAGATGGCCCGCGTCGAAGCCGTAGGACTGGAGTTCATTGTCCCATTTCATCCACTCGGATGTTTCGATGGTCTCCGGGTCTAGGTAGACAGCAATGGCATGGGGATCGAACTCATTCTCCGGCTCGGCCACAAGGAGGAGGGGGTGGCCTGGTTGTAGGTTGCCTGTGATGGCCTTGGCGGGGGGTCGGTAGTGCATACCGACGAGGGGGACTATTGTCATGACTTGTCTGGCTCCTTTGTTTCGTCCTCGACGAGGGGCCCCCAGTTGTTGTCGCACCACTGGGAGATATTCTCGAGGTCCGACTGGATGTTGGAGACCTCGACGGAGATGTTGGCGAGGGCCAGCGCGATGAGGATCTTAGTTTTGTCCTCTCCGCTGGTTAAGACGTGCTCCCAGATGTGCTGGACCTCTTTGGAGAGCTGGCCTATTGCGTTCTCTATGCTTAGGGGCTTGGTCATGGTCGGCTCCTACTTAACAACTCTAAGCTTGGGAAGGCCTTTGAACTCAGTCTTGAGGTCGTTGCGGCGCGCAGCTACGTTGGAGTGGCGTGCGTCGTCGTCTGGGTTGCGCCACTTGGCCATAGTGCGGCGAACGGCGAACTGGGGGTAGGCATCTAGGACGTCCTGCTTGCTGCGGCAGTAACGAACGAACCGGCCGTTGGGCACGGACCAGATACCCCAGAGGGGGTCGCGGCCCGCCACGAGGCAGGAAGCGTAGTAGATGGCCCGAAGCTTGTTGGTTTTGGCGTCCACCTGGCACAATGCGAGGAGGGACTTGAAGGCTAGGACTGAGCTGAGGTTATGATTTGGCATGGTTAGGTTCCTTTGCAACTGGGACTTGGTAGTCTGGGGTGATGCGGCCGTCGCGACGCAGCACACGGATGGTGGAGCTGGCGTGAGACCTGGTGACACCTAGCTTCATAGCTACCTTCATGAGGTCGGACCAGCCGCAGCCTGGGTTGGAGGCTACATGGTTGACCATGGACTCGCGGATCATGTCCATACGGGCTGCGGCAGCTCGCCTGGCTGGTCGCAGGGTGTCGAGGGGCGTGCCTGCAGCTTGATAGATGCCGTCGGTTTTGGTGACTAGGCCGCTGTCCACGAGGCCGGAGATGATGCGGTGGGTGAAGGACTTGGAACGGCCCCGGCTCGTGCCGAAGGTCATCACACCAGCCCAGCGTGAAGGAAGGAGGAGGAACTCAGTTAGGCCGTTGCGGAACTCTGTGACTTCGGCTGGAGTCATGCGTGTGTATGAGTAGCGGTGAGCTTTGGTGCGCTTGGGCACGGGCAGCGCGGCTATGACCTGGGCGCGAACGCTCTGGGGTCTAGCCTCCGGTTGGTAGTTTGCGGGGCCTAGATGCCAGTCGCGCACTCGGCCCGGCATTGCGTTTAGCAGCGGTAGTATGTCGTGGGGGTCGCCCTCCACTATGAGACGGACTCGGGTCATTTTGCAACTCCTTTGGTGTAGTGCCTAGGATGGCGCGAATGCGCTCAGGTGGGCGGTGGAAGAAACGGCCCAGCTGATGGATGGTCCAATTAGGCAGTCCTTTATGGACGCGTCTGACTGCGTCGTAACGGGCTATCAGAATGTAGCGCGAGGTTCGGGTGCCCAGGAGAGCGTCAATGTTTGTGGCATAATCCTGGGCACAAAGCTCTAGGATTTGACGCGCAAGCTGGGCTTCGCCCGCCTCTGCTAGTGTTGTCGGGTCGATTGCCATGGCTCTTAGCCCTCATCTGAGGCTCCCTCTCGCACTGGCTGAGCCTGGGGGCGGGATGCCCCCAGGTAGGTGGTGGTCAACGGCGCCCCTGGATGTAGGCGGCGCGGCCTTCGGGGCTGCAGTAGCAGTCCTCGACGCGCTCGGCGGCGCGCTGGCGGTTGGCCTCCAGCTCGCGGAGGTTGGTCTCGACCATAGCGGCCACGGCTTTGGCGGCGGCCGCGGCGGCCTCGGCCTTGGCCGCGAGTCTTGCTTCAAGATCGGACATTTGCAGTCTCCTTTCTTGTTGGAGCGGGAGTGCTCCCAGTGAGGCGGGCTGAAGCCCGCCTCCTAAGCAGCACTCGCTTAGTATGGTGGCTCCTCTGAGGTTGCGCGCGGTGCGCGGGTCATGATTAGGAGGTAGTTGCAGCCACGGCGGCGGATGTCCGTGAGCTGGCCGCAGGCTTTGCACTCGCCGTGGGTGTAGAACTGGTTAGGAGTGGACATGGTTTGGCGAATGCCGCAGTGGTCGCAGGTCCACTTCTGGTGGATAGTGTGGCCCGCGCGGTGCAGCTTGTAGGCGGCTGCGGCGGTTTCGTCGAAGGGGAAGTCTCGCGCTTCAGTCATAGAAGAACCAGTTCCATTGGTCGCGGATGAAGCCCGCAATTTTGGGGAGACTGTAGCCGTCGCTGTCGTTCATGGCGATGATGCCTGAGGCGTTTTTGATGGCATAGAAGTCACAGATGGGATCGGCGTTGTTGTTGTTGCCGTCGTCGTCTTCCAGCTCGGAGGGGCTGAAGCCGGCGGTTAGGGCTGCGGCGCCAAGGGCGCAGACCATGAAGCGGCCGCTATTGGTCGCCTCGATGAGGTGGTAGCGTATCTGGCGGTAGCGGCCTTGCTCCATGTCGCGGAGCCAGGCGAGGCGGTAGCGGTTACGCATAGCCCTAGGGGACTCCAGTAGGGCGATGGGGGCGGTGTAGTTGGGAACGTTGGCTGATAGCTCTTTGAAGTGTTTCATGGTGTGCTCCTTGTGCGGTGGGCTGCAATGCCTTGGCTCTGCTTGATGGAGGCGAGTTTCATGAAGCGGTGAGCCTGGTCGAGAGAGGCGAGGGCGAGGAGGTAGAACTGCTCGCTCTCGGGGTCTGAGCCGGCGTCATCTATGCCGCAGAGCATACGCATGCGGGTGGCGTCGAGCTCGTGCGCGTAGTCGCGCAGCACCTCGGGCGTGTAGTGATGGAGGTCGTCGTCGGTGTTGGTCGGGCTCATTCGTAGTCCTCCTCGTCTGTTGGCTCGAGGGCCCAGTAGTTTGGGTCGGTGAGCACATCCGGGCGGTAGTGGCTGAGCTTGCGCTTGCGGCACTTGTTGCAGGCGCGGCAAAGCTCGATGCCGCGCGCGTCGTATTCCCAGTAGGATGGGAGGCCTGAGCCGCAATCGCACAGGCGGACGTAAGGGTTGGTGTGGGGGAGAGTCATTGGTAGGGTGCTCCTTGGTGTTAGGGATGTTGGCTGATCTCTATCTCCTCTACGCGCCAGATAGAGATGGGCCGGTTTGGATGCTCGTGCAGGTAGACTTGCATCCAAGCTTGTGCCTCTTCAAGCGAGCGTAGGCGTTTCATGACTAAGCGCTCTGAGTTGGCTTTGCCGGAGACAGTGTGCTTCACGGCGTAGTGGGTTAAGTGCTGCGCTCTTGGAGTCATTGGGCTTGGCTCCTTTCGGTTGGGGTGGCGCGCCCGTAGAGCTTGATGAAGCATGGCTCGCATACTATGACACAGCGCGACGGCCGCCAGTGGGGGCCGAAGCGACGATGGAGCTCGGCGACGGCTTGGTCGTCAGTCCAGTCGCTTCGGCACTTGTTTTGGCAACAGTCGCAGATGTAGATGCGAGTTGGCATACTTGGGGCTCCTTGAGGGTTTGGGCTAGTTGGTTGGCGCGCCAATACCATACGGCGAGCTGGGTGCGGTTCTGCAGGGCCAGAGTCTTGAGTATGGATTTGACGTGGACCTTGACGGTAGACACGCTGATTGACAGCGTGGTAGCTATCTGGTGGTTGGTTGAGCCCTTGAAGACAAGGGCTGCTATTTGCAGCTCGCGCCGCGTTAGGTTTCGCATGTGGGCTTAGGTCTCCAGGTTTCTATCAGTGGGCCCCATAGTGTTACTCGTAAGCTTCACATGTCAACTCGTTTGATTAGCTAACCCTGGGTAGGCGGCGCATCTTGTGTGGTGCGCCATTTGCTTTACAGATCATTGTGTCATTCTTGTAGCGGATATTGACTTCGTAGCCAGCCTTATCAGCGTCCTCCTTATTGATGTAGGTTCCATCTCGATGGAAGAGGCTGCGCACGCGGAAGTCTTTACCCTCGTTCCAGTCCTGTTGGGCAGCTTTGGCACTCTTGTAGTCTCGGCCGTATGCGCCGCTGACAGTTAGGTATGTTGTCATCACATTGGCTCCTTGCTTGGAGTGTTGGTAGGCGGCTTCAGTGGCTCCGAAGGTGTTGGCGGAGGTGGCCCGCACAGACAAGCTTGCCACAATGGTTGCAGCCGGCTAGGACTCGGCGCTCTTTCTTGTAGTGGCGCTTAGCCTCGCCCCGCTTGAAGATGTAGACTAGAGTGTCCCCGATGTGCCTGACTCCTTCAAAGTCAGGTGGGATGGGAGACTTGAGGCCAAAGGCTGCGAGGATGTCGGCGTTGTCCATCTGCTTGATGTAGGGGCCATACTTAGTCTCGACCTCGTGGACGAGGTTATGGCCGGGCTGGTAGAGTAGAGGTCGCTGTTTGCGGTTGATCATGTCCTGCACCGTCGCAAAACGATATGTCCAATGTAAGAGAGCTCTTCGGCCATATCGTCGATGTCCGTTAGGTATTTGTGCTCGGCTTCGCCGTTGGCGACTGCATCAAGATACCAGCGCTTGATTTGAGCCTCAGAAACCCAGCGCGCCTCTGGGTAGATGATCTCATAGCCTTGCTGCATAACTTTTCCCTTTCGTGATGCTAACTGGAAACCGCGTGCCCTACACGCGGTCTGCGCTTAGCACTCAGTGGATAGTGGTTGGCCCCTCGAGCTCGTCGAACATGGCCTCGAGGAAGTCGGACTGGGCTCGGCGGTGGATCGCCAGGATGTGGTAAGTGCATTCGTGGCGGATGGCTCGTCGCGCATGGCTGTAGCATTCACGGCGATGGCCAGGGTTGGTCAGGGCGTAGAGGCGACGAACGACCTCGATCGGACGCGCGAGGGGGTCGATGTCGAGCTTTAGGTAGACGCTGGTGAGGGCTCTCACTGCTTGCAACTTTTCCATGGTAGGCTCCTGGTGGCTATGGTGATGAGGAGGCGATGGTAACAGTGCTGGGTCATCGTGGGCCTCCCTTGAAGATGGCATTGCGCTCGATGTTCCAGAGGTCAACGACGACCTGTTGGCACTCTAGCCAGTCGGATTGGTTCTGCCACACTAGCTCGGAGAGATGGGAGCCGTGTGGGACTTTGGTCTTGATCTCCTCTAGAATGCGGAGGGTGGTATTGATAACCCGCTCGACACTATTGTCGAGGATGTATTGGTCACGGATTCCGTCTTGCATGATCAGGCTCCTTGTTGGATAGAGTCGCCGGTAGGCGACTCTATTAGATTAGGCCCATCTCTTTGAGCCAGGCCTCTTCGTTACCGGGCTTTGCGAGTTCTTTCATCTTGCGTTTGCGAGCTCGCACCTCATCGGCCTCTTCCATCCGCTTCATGGCTGGGCCGTAGCCGGCCATCTTGAAGATGTCGGACTGGGTTGGTGCCCCGGGGAGGCCGATGGTTGGAAGGCTGAGGGCTTTGCGGCGGTCGAGGAACTGGGTGATGAGGGTGTCAAAGGTAGCTGCGGCTTGGCGAGCTCCTTGATAGAAGGGGCCCTTAGGCATTGCCATTAAGAGCTGGTGGATGTTGCCTATTGGGAAGTGGACTGTGTGACCCTTGAGATTGCCGGGTAGAGGTGGGAATGCGAGGTATACGTCGTCACCCGCGATCCACATCGAGGCGGCATGAGCCGGGACTGGATAGGGCGGCTCGGAGATGGGGACTGGTTTGGTGTGGTTTGGCCGCTTATGGCTTGTGTGTTGAGTCATGGCGGTTAGGACTCCATGGTAGGGCTGGATTGCGTTCCGGCCCATGGGCCCATTGTGCGCCCGGAATGGGGCGGACATATGACCTAATATGTATATACATAATCTAGTTAGGCGGCTAAACAACCGTAGGATGCCTGGGGGTTGTGACTGCCCCTATGGTGTGGCAGCTGCTAGGTGCCAGCCCGTGGACCAGGCCCAATGTTGGTCGGGCTGTTTGCGGGGGCTGTATGGGTTGAACTCAGCGGGGAGGCCCTCGTGGTATGCGCCGTAGCCCTCATTCCATGGACCTACGTAGCGTCGCCAGTCAGGGCATAGTGCGCCCTGACCTAGCTCTCGTATGATGTGGGTGGCATTGCGCCTCATTTGCGCTTGCCCTTGGCTTTGTAGCTTCGGCCCGCTTTGCTCATTGCGATGGCGACGGCTTGCTTCTGGGGTTTGCCCGCGTGCATCTCGGTGCGGATGTTGGATGATACGGTTTTGTCGCTCTTACCTGACTTGAGGGGCATTGAGGTTTCTCCTATGGTTGGGCCCTGAAGTGTTCAGGGTTAGACACTTGGAGCTCTTGTAGCATGGCTTCGCCGCGAGCCTCTTGGTCCGCGTTGCCTGATAGCATGAGCTCGTTGATGAGGTCGAGCTTCTCCTCGAGGGTTGTGGGCTCTCGCATTGGGGCTGGATCGTTGAGGCTGTGACGGCGATTGCGTAGGCGTATGTTGCGGCGGGCAAAGCGTTTGTAGTAGGACTCGCGGAATAGGAGCTTGTTAGCTGGTGGCGTTGGGCGAGTGGCGATGTCACGGACCTCGTTAAGTAGGCGGATGTAGTCGCCGGATTGGGACGCGCGGATGCAGGCTTTGAGGAGGGCGATGTTGGTTTGCTCGAGGGCTCGATGGTTGGCGAGCCCTTCCTCAATGACCTCGATCATGGATTCTTGGCTGATGGACATGGCGGGCGCAGCTCCTTGGTGCGTTGGGCGGTGCGTTGAAGGGGTATGTTAGGACGGTGCGCTGGATGGTGCAATGAAATTTGGCGTATGGTTGGCGCGGACGGCCCCTATGGTGGGCCGAGTCTCGTCTTAATGTCTAGTATTATGTAATATATATATATATTATATCTAATTAAAAAAGGAGTGCATTAATTTAGACCTGGGGCGAAAATTCTGCGCTCAAAGCTGGCGCGCACGATCGAACTGGACCCACAGTTTGGAAACCAAATGGTGTGTCGGACTCATGCACATCACTGGGCAATACACGTCCTAATACACCAGCTTAACGCACCGGCTTAACGCACCGGCTCAATGCACATGCAGCTGCAGCTGCAGCTATAAGGGCCAGCCCTACATTAGGGCTGGCCCTTAGCCGGCTAACAATCAAGTAAAAGGGAAGGGACTCGGTTTCCCGAGTCCCCTTGTTGGTTTAGGCCGCTTCGTCTTCGTCCGAAGTTTCGGGCTCGATCCCCATTTCGCGGAGTTCGGCAATTTCCCGCCTCGCCATTTCGAGGAACTTTGGCTTAGCATTGACCAAGGCATTGAGCTTTGAAGTGAGGCTCTTGCCCTTAGGAACGGGCTCCCCGTTCTTTTCGCATTGAGCAATGAGGAAGACCTTCGCCTTATCCCTTGCCATGCGGAAATCGAGGGGTATACGCGGACCCGTATCACGGAGTCCCAATGTCCCCGTTTGTGCCTTTCGCCACCGTTCGTCGGCCGCCTCGTTGCAAAGCCGGTTTTGTTCGGACTCGTCTTTGCCTTCCGCCACCGCTTTGGCTTTGACGTTTGCGTATGAGTCCTGTTGACTTTGCTTCATGCCGTAGCCGAACTCATAGACGAAGAACTTCTCAAATTCCTCGCCGCCTTCGTTGAGCCCGTTCCGGATTGCGTCCAACGTGATAGAGTTGTCACCGAAACGGAAAGTCTTCGAGTCCTCATCATATGAGAACGTATTGAGTGCTACGATCGGAACGACCGTAGGAGTATCGGTTTGGTCCGCTTGGACCTGCACCGCAACCTTTGCCCTTTTGGGCATGGCGCTTCACCTTTGGCTTTATGGGCGGGAACCATTTCCCGTTTCCCATGATCATAAGATAGTGAAGCGAGTCCGATATTGCAAGCTTTATTTTACAGGCTTAAGCACACTAGCGTGCGACGGATTGTCGCACGCGCCTATGACTGCACGATAGCCAGCTAACGATTGCTACCTGCAACAAAGTGTTGCAGTCTGCAACAGCGGCGCGCGCACTTAGTTAGCTGGCTAACGATGGGTCCCCTTTGGGTCCTACTTTAGCCAGCTAAGAAGCCGGGGCTCGGGCCCTAAGGAGTTCCTTAGCCGGCAAACTTTCGGCCCAACTCCTCAGGTATAATTTTAGGAATTCTGGACCCACCTTTGGCCACCTTCCCGCCGCCAGCCCCCTTGACAAGTCCCGGCGCGCGTGCCCACATACCTCGTATGCCTACCGACGCCTCAACCATTGCCAACCTCCTCCGCGCCCGCCCGGGCAGGCCCGCGCGCGACATCCTCCAGCTGCGCGTCATCCGCGAGCTCACCTCTGAGGATGTAGCCGCCCCTCAGCTGCCGGCTCCGCAGCGGGTACGCCCTTTGGGCGAGCTCAAGCACGCTCATCACCAACTGGCGCGCCTTATGGCCGAGGAGACCGATCACTACACCGCCTCGGCCATCACAGGCTACTCCTCCTCTACCATCTGGCGCCTGCAGCAGGACCCGATGTTCCAGGAGCTTGTGGAGCACTACCGGGAGCACATAGACGGCCAACACCTGGAGGCCCACCAACGCCTAGCCCACACAGGCATGTTAGCCCTCGAGGAGATCCAACGTAGGCTCCTGGAGGAGCCTGACAGGCATTCAAATAAGGACCTACGGGACATAGCCGAACTTACGTTCGACCGTTCCATAGCTCCTAGCAAAGGCGCACCGCGAGGTATGGCTCCTCCCGGCGGCGCGCCTCAGGGGGTCCAACTGGTGGTACAGTTCGTCGAGCCTAAGGCGCGTGCGGACGCTACAGTCATCGACGTCACCCCAGTTAAGGACCCCGTCTGATGGCCAGGTTGCTACTAGGTTTGGCGCTTTTCCTCTGTAGCAACCTGGCCGCTTTTTCCCATGATCTCTGGATCAACGGCGAGCCGGTCCCGGCGTGGATCAAGAACTCCTGTTGTGGGCCCGCAGACGCGCACCACCTCCTCAGCTCTCAGGTCCATGCTCTGCGCGACGGCTGGCATATTGATGGCTATCCTTTTACTCTTAGCTATGGTCGCGAGTTGCCATCGCAAGACGGCGACTTCTGGGTCTTCTACGCCACACTCGAGGCCGGCGGCGTCAGCCCCGTGTACTGCTTTTTCGCTCCGGTGCAGACCTGGTAGGTAGCTAAGATGTCGTACTTTGCCAACATTCTAGCTATCCACCTCGCCCTCGCCCCCGTTCCTCCGAGCAAACCCAGCCCCGGGCCCCAAAATCTGCCCTTACTGCGCTTTTTAGCCCAACTTCCTGCCTCAGATCTCCAGGAAAGAGCTTATCAAGCGTCTAAGAGCTGGAATTTGCGCGCAAATAACTGCTGGATGGGCCTAATCGGCCTAAAACAGCAGCCCAGACCGACCGAAACTGAGCTAATTACGGCGTGTGGACCGTACTCGAGGCGCGGAACCGCCTCACAGATCATGTCTTACATCACCCAGGAGGGGCACTATGATCTTCAGCAAACTCTTACAGGCAGCTCTAGCGTTCGCCATCCTACTGCTCAACTTCCTCCAAGAAGTAAACTGGTTGGAGCGCTTCCCCAGTCTCGTCGCAGCCATCACCATGGTGCTGTCAGGCATTCTGCTGGTCGTGGCGCTGGTCGAACATAATCGGGCCAAGCCCAAGTGAGAGCTCTGGGGGCGCTCCTAGCTTGTGTAGTTATCCTGCACGGTCCAGATGGATCGAGGCTGCTCATTCAATCCAGGCATCTCATCGGCGTGCGCGAGGTTACTCACGACCACGTAGCTAAGGGCTCCCACGCCGTGGTCTATACCACTGACGAGAATTGGGCCGTAACTGAGACTGGCAAGGAGGTAGCTGAGAAGCTCGAGCACTGCCGCAAGCTAGACCCATGAGCCACAAAGTTGCATTCAAGCTCGAAGGAGTGCTCAAGCTCATAACTGAGACTGAGCAGTTAGGCTACGCCTTAGTAACACTGCACTTTCCCAACGGCACTATCGTAACAGCAAGAGGTGATCCCATGGCCTATACCTTGCCTGACGGCTACCAGGTTGAAGTAGCTATCGCCTATGTGGACGCGGGCGGAAATCCAGCCACAGTGGACGGCAACGTCACCTGGAGCTCCAGCGACCCCACGATCCTTACCGTCACCGCCGATACCACTGTGGCCCAGCAGATGCAGGCTATCGTTGCGGCGACTGGGGCCCTCGGTAATGCCCAGGTCCAGGCTAGCGCCGATGCAGACCTCGGCTCTGGGATCACTACCCTCAACACCTTGATGGATGTGACTGTGGTTGCGGGGCAGGCCGTCAGCGGCACGATCCAGCCGGTGGGGGCGGCCGAGCCCATCCCCCCGGCGCGGGCGGGCTCCAAGAGCTCGAAAAAGTAAGCTGGCCACCCGCGTGGCACGGCGTCGAACACCTCATCAGATGGCTCGGTGTTGGACCTGTGCCCTTCAAGCCCGCGAGTCGGATTACTCCTTTCTGGGCTCGAGGAGGTAGGAATGAACATCTCTGAGGCTGGGGGCAACGTGCTGATTGAGCGGGAAGGCATGCGCCTCGAAGCCTACCAGGACAGTGTGGGGGTCTGGACTATCGGCGTTGGTCACACTGCCGCAGCCGGACCCCCTGAGCCCAAACCCGGCATGACCATCAGCGAGGAGGAGGCTGAAACCATCTTCATCCAGGACCTCACCGAGTTCGAGGAGGCTGTCAATGACCTCGTCAAGATGCCCATGCGCCAACACCAGTACGACGCGTTCGTCTCCATCTGCTTTAACATCGGCCAGGGCGCTTTCGCGGACAGCACTTTCCTCGAGCGCTTCAACCAGGGCGATGTGCCTGGATGCGCCGAGGCCATCCTTATGTGGGATCAACCACCTGAGATCATTCCGCGCCGCCAGGGTGAGTATGTGCAATTCCTGGGTTACATCGCTCGCATCGAAACCATAGTGGTTGCCTAAAGATGTCGTGACAATGGAGGCGGCTCAATGCGCAGAGCTCTATTGGCAACAGTCACAGTTCTAGCCCTAGCTTACGCCAACCCCGTGCTGGCCGAGCACGGCGACGGCCGTGAGGGGGGCCATGACCACGGAGCTGGCCATGAGGGCCATGAGGGCCATGAGCACGGAGGCGGAGGCGGGAAGGGCCATGAGCATGAGGGACACGAGCATGGCCCTGATCACGGACACGACCACGGAAAGCCGCCTGGTGGAGGGGGTAAGCCCCCAGGAGGTGGCGGCGGGGTGCCTCCGAGCGGCGGGAAGCCTCCGGGCGGAGGCAAGCCGCCTGGCAGCGGAGGGACGCCGCCGGGAGGCTCTGTCCCTCCGGGAAGCGGCACGCCTCCTGGAGGCGGCAGCCCGCCAAGCGGTGGAACCCCACCCAGCGGCGGATCACCCCCATCAGCGCCGAGTTCTAGCTCGTCTACTCCGGCGAGTGGCAATGGGGATCATGACTGCCAAAACCGCCTGAGGTGCTAAGATGTCGTGCCTAAGTCCCCAGTTCATAGCTAACATCATAGTCCTGATCGCCATTGTGGCCATCATCCGACTGGGTTGTTTGAGGCTGCGGTGATAGATCGGCGCGAATATAATCGCGAGTACAGGCGGAAGCACCGAGCCAAGGACCCTTGGAAGCGTAACCACTCGGTCGAAGGGACGAGGTATGTGCCACCAGAGGTATGGCTGGAACGGGATTACGCCCTCAATCAGCCTAGAAGCTTGACCGCGGAGCTACTAGGGGATCCCTTGCCAGGAAGGAGCGCACTGGATGCACAGAGTGATCAAGGAGCTAGCCTGGGCAGCACACTCCAAGAGGCCCCCAGGACTGCCTTTCGGCCGTTGTCGAGGAACCGCCGCAATAGGCCTGCGCTATGAACGCAAGGTTGCGGCTCAATTTCCCAGCGCCATCCATGGACAGTGGTGGAACTTCTGCGATGCAGCCGGCCTCGGATACTGCCAGACCGACGTTGTGCTGCTATTGTTCGGCCATCTCATTATACTCGAATGCAAGCTTACGGATTGCCTGTCAGGCCGTGCCCAGCTCGCTGAGCTTTACGTGCCCGTGGTGTCTAAAGCGCTGGCGCGGCCAGCTCATGGTATCATTGTCGCCAGGAATGCGGCTGCAGACAGCGATCCCAGACTCGTTGTTGGCACTATGGCGGAAGCACTACGGCTCACCTGCGCCAAAGGAGTTATACCGACGCTCCAGTGGCTCGGCAAAGCGCGCCTGCCCCAGTCTTGAGCACACCTTGTCGCTGCCCTCCCCGCAGGGGCTTGATAAGTCAACACCCCCGTGAGATCCTAGCTGCACCCTCAACCAAGGAGTACGTTCAATGCCAGGCTTCAGCACTGACGGCATGCCTACTGTCCCTGTGGGCTACACTTTCACCGGCGCAGAGCTCGTCGCCGTAGACACCGGTCTCGGCCAGGGCATTAACCCCGCCACTTTCGCCTGCAGCCTTGCCCAGCTGGGTTTTGGCTCTATGCAGACGGTTGTGCCGCTCACTGGCTTCAGCATCACAGTCACAGCCCCAACCAACATCCTGCAGCTGACGCCGGCTGGCACGCTCGCCACAGGCACCATCGTGTTCCCCAGCAACGCGGTGAATGGTCAGACTCTGAGGATCATGAGCACGCAGATAGTCACCGCGCTGACCCTTACGCCAGGCCAGAACCCTGTGGGCGGCGTCATGACGAACCAGACGATCAACTCCTCTGCCTCGGCCCTCGCCGCCAACACGGCTCTGGAGTGGCAGTACCAAGCCTCCAATAATACCTGGTACAGGATTCAGTAACCTGGGAGGGGTGCCATGAAAAGGTTAATTTGGGCACCGCTCCTAGCAGGTGCCCTGTTAGCGTTGGCGCCCCTTAGCGCCAACGCTCAGATCTTCCAGGGTCAACGCGTTACGACCTGCGGGACTGGTGGCTCAGCCGTACCACCGGGTTCCCCGGCCCCAGTCACCATCGATCAGAACGGCTACACCTGCACCTCGGGCACAGGTGGTGGAGGAGGGGGCGGTGCGGTCACAGCCGCAGTCGGTAGCTTCGTAACTGGCTACTCGCCTGACGTAGGTAGCTCGAGCACTACCGCCTGGACAGGCACAGGCACGCCTACGATGCTCGGTCTGCTCCAGGGTATCTACAATGGGGTCATCCTGGGCACAGGCTTGTTCGGCGCAGTTAGCCCCACGTCCGGCATCGCCATTGGCGCGAAGAACGGCACGAACCTCGTCCAGCTCAGCGCGGACGGCTCGAACAACCTAAATGTTAACTGTACGGTCGGGTGCGGTGGAGCGGGCACAGTCAGCAACGCCGGGAGTGCGGTCGCCACGTCCAGCACCAACATTGGGGCCGTGAGTTGGAACTATGGCTTCAATGGAACGACTTGGGATCAACTCCAGGTTGATGGCTCTAAGAACCTGAAAGTCAACTGCACCATCGGCTGTGCAGGTGGCTCAACGAGCAATGCGACCTCCGGCGTAGCAACCAGCTCGACGAACGGCGCGACAGTCGCCTGGCTCTACGCATTCAACGGCACAACTTGGGACCAGCTGCAAGATGACGCCTCGAAGAACCTAAAGGTTGGCGGCATAGCTAGCAGCTTCGTGGATGGCTGGAGCGTCACGGCCGGGACCAAGGCTGATGCAGCCTACGCCGGATCTGGTGGAGCCTCCGAGATCGCAGCCCTTAAGGGCATCTACAATGCAGCCATCGCGCCGCTGGCTGCCGGCTCGGCCATTATCGGTAAGGTCGGAATCGACCAGACTACTCCCGGCACTACGAATGGCACCTCGTTGGCGTTCATTGGTGGCAGCGCAGTGGCGTCCGGCTCGGGCGCAGCTGGTGCTGGCGCAGCGCGCGTCACAGTGGCTACAGACTCGGCCACGGTGGCAGGCTCGGCCAGCTTGCCTACCGGCTCTAACATTGTGGGCAAGGTAGGCATAGATCAAACCACACCTGGGACTACGAATGCGGTCCAGATCACCGGCGCATTGCCGGCCCTCGCTACCGGCTCGAACGTCGTCGGTCAGGTCTCAATCAACCAGACCACTCCCGGCACCACCAATGCTGTGCAGTCGGTCCCTGGCACCACTGGGGGCCTGAGCTTCTTCTTCCTGCAGCCTATCGCCGGTAACAACTCAACCAACATCAAGGCTAGCGCAGGGCAGCTCTACCACGTCACAGCGACTAACAACTCTGCCACGATCAACTACTTGCGGTTCTACAATACGGCTGGCGCGCCAACCTGCACCAGCGCGACGGGCATAGTCTACCAGATTGCTATCCCGGCTTCTACCTCAGGTGCTGGGTTCGTGCAGGACATCAGTATGGGCCTGCCGTTCAGCACGGGCATAGGGATCTGCGTCACCTCGGGCTATACCACCACAGATAACACCAACGCCACAGCTAATGCCATCTCACTGACGGTGCTCTATAAATGAAGCTCCTACGCCTAATCTTAGCTCTGGCACTTGCTAGCTCGCCCGCAGGGGCGGCCATTCATGGCAGTAGCGCCGTGCCGACGCTGATGGTAACGCCGATACTGTCGCAGAATGGTGGCTCTGGTACTCCGCCCAGCAACACTGTCGTAAACTATGGCTTCATTAACGGCAACGCCGCTGGAAGCAACTGGAATGCAGCTGAAACTGCAACACAGATGCCGTTCCCAGTCTCTGGGACCCTCAGCAACCTGACTGTTAGGTTTCCCACCGCAGTCGCGGCCGGAACCGCCAGCACTTGTAACGGCGTGCTACAGGCCAGCCCATGCTATGGTATCCAGCTTCGCGTAGGGGGTGTAACCCAAACAATGGGCTGCGTTATCACCAGCGCTTCATTGACCTGCACAGATAACTCCAACACCTATGCAGTCAGCCCTGGCCAGATTATAAACTACATCAGCACCCCGGCAGGCACACCAACGGCTCAGGTCGCCACCCTGCCGGTCCAAGTGTCTATGGTGTTCACCTCCTCGGTAGGGAATGAGAGCCCCTTACTTAGCTCCTGGCTCGGTGGTAACCTGCCTGCCACTGGTATCCAGTATGTAGCGATGGTGGGAGGATCGACAACCGGGCAAACAACCGAGTCCATTGCTTCCTCTGTCATGCCTGCAGCTGGCACCGTCGATCACCTCTACGTCCAGTCCAGTACTGGCGGCCCCGGCGCAGGTGCTAGCTGGACCTTCACGATCTACCAGAACGGCAATCCAACAGCTGAGGGCTGTACACTGTCTGGCAGTCAAGTCCAGTGCAACGATCCTACCAACTCGATCACAGTAGCGGCCGGCGATACGCTGTCTCTCCAGGTTTGCCCTTCGAACACGGCGACCTGTCCTGCTGGTAGTGCTCCAGGCGGACGCAGCAGCAGGCTGTCATCCCGATGGATACCCTCTACTCCAGGCCAGTCTATCGTGTCTGTTAATACCCAGACAACGATCAACGGTGCTGCTGGTGCTACCAGGTGGCAGCCAGTGGACGGCCCTGGCTCTACTACCTCAACCGAGGTTGACTATATCGTAGTTCCAGTTGGGCTAACCATCAGGAACTTATATGAGTCGCAAGCCGTCGCACCAGGAGGTTCTTCGACGCGCGCCTGGACCTTTCGGGATAATAATGTAAGCCACTCACCCGTCTGCACTGTCACCAGCTTAGTTACATCCTGTCAGGATCTAAGTGGCAGCTTCTCGACCTCGACGAACGATCTAATAGATTGGCAGTTCACTAACAGTGGCGCGCAAGCTGCTTCGACCTGGACTAAACTCAGCGCCGTGGTGACAGTCCCATGAAGCGCCACCTCCTAGCCCTAGCCCTGGCGCTGGCTCCTGCACCTGCAGGCGCGCAGCTCATGACGCTGGGCTATGGCGCCGGTGGGGCTGGTGCGGCCGGCCCTGTGACCACCTACGCAGTCGCACCCCTGCTGCTGGCGGGCTCGACCAACCTCAGCGCTAGCACAAATGCCTATTTCCCCCTCCAGGGAGGCGGCTCGAGCGTCCTCAGCGTGGCGCTGCTCACGTTGGCGCAGGCCCAGACCCCTATGCCCACGTATGGAGTGATCAGCAACTTGAGGGCCCAGTTCAACACTGGCATTACCACTGGCACCTACACTGTCACACTGATGCAGAACGGCTCGACCACCGCGCTCAGCTGCGCAGCCTCGACGGGGGTGCAGTCATGTACGAGTGCGGCGCTCATCACAGTGAACCTGGGCGATGCGCTGGCCTGGCAGGTTGCGCCGAGCGGCACGCCTACCGCCCAGCCTTCAGCCTTCCAGATCAGCGCGACCTTCGCCTCGGGTGTGGGGAACGAGGCCCCGATCCTGGCGGGCGGCACCGGGACTGCGAGCCCGGGCGGCTTCGCACAGTACATCCCCTTCCAGAACTCCTTCAATCCGAACCTGACGGAGAGTGCCAGCTCGACACTCATTCCGTTCCCAGGCACCATTGACCATCTGTACTACACGATGGACGCCGCCTCGACAGGCGGGGGCCAGTATCAAATCCGCATCTTTAAGAATGGGGCGACTACCACGTTGACCTGCACCACGGCGATCAATGGCCAGAGCTGTCAGGATCTGGTGGACAGCTTCACGGTGGTGGCGGGCGATACCATCAGTGTGCAGATCTGCCCCTCGAACTCGAGCACGTGCCCTGCTGGGACGCAGCCCTCGGGTCAATGGCCTCAGGTGGGCGTCCGGTGGCAGGCTGGCGGCACCAACAATGGTACTGCGAACTCTTACCCCCTGATGAGCATCTCGGCGGTGCAGCCGACCAGCGCGGCGACGCGCTACGGCCCTGTGGTGGGCAGCTTCAGCAATGTCAGCACTGAGACCGACCTTAACACTGTCCCGCTGAACTACTTCGTACTGAGCCAACTCACGGCCTCGATTAGCCCCTCGCCGAGCACGAGCAAGACCTTCACGCTGCACCAGAACGCGGCGGTTCCCGTTGGCAGCAACATAAACTGCACTATCACCAACCCCGCCACAACCTGCACCTCGTCGTTCCTCTTCGACAAAGGTAAGTTGTTCAGTCTGGCCGATTCCACAGATATACAGGTGACCGGGACAGACACTTCAGTCACATGGATGAAGTACTCTGTCGTGGCGAACGCCTCTAGCTATGTGGGGCCGGCCGATGTGAGTGCGAGCTTCTTCGCAGGCGGCGACCTCTACTATGGGACTAGGGCCTTCAGCGCGGGCTGTGCCACGCAGGGCTGTAATATAATGAACCTGACGCGCGCGAGCGATAGCCACAACTGCGATGTATACCCGACTAGCAGTGGGGACATGGGAAATGTCGTAGGCTGTAGCACGCCCGCAGATAATGGCACCGCGGTAGCGACCTGGTGCAACGCGACGACCTGTAATGTGGTGGAGTGGTACACCCAGCAAACCTATACGGAATGCACCGGCTCGACGCAGTGTCATATCTCCCAGGCCACGGCCGCAAAGCAGCCGGTCTTGACGTTCAACTGCATCGGTGGGAAGCCGTGCGTCACCTTCACAGGTAGCAGCAGCCAGTTCCTGCAGAGCGGCACCACGAGCGCCATGTCCACCAGCGGCACGCAGTTCTTCGCCGCAATAGCTGATCGTACGGCCAACTTCTCAACTGGCGCGAGCATCAGCGGACAGGGCACTGGCGCGTCTCCGTGCTGTGCTAATGGGTATGGCGCTACGACCAACCAGGCGGTGCTGAACAACGGCACCAGTAACGCCTTCCAGACTGCCTCAGACAGCGTGATGCACTCCCTCTTCTTCCTGATGGGCTACTCGGCCGTTACGACCAAGGTCGTCGGAGATGGGCTCGTCTCTGTGGACAATGTGCTGGGTGCGTTGCAGTCGAGCAATGGGACGAGGGTGCCAAGCACGAGTGGCACTGTGACGCTCGGCGCGAGTAACGCGACTACCCAGGCCAACTTCCTAACCGGGAACATCGCGGAGTGGTTCAACTGGGGTAATGCCACCCTGACCACCGCGGCCCTGACGGCGTTGTGCCACAACCAGTACACCTACTACGGGATGGCAACCTCATGCTAGTGCGTATCATCATAGGTCTGGCGCTCATAACCGCCCTGGCGGCTTGGCACCACGGCTTTACTGGCAGCGGTGGTGGAGGAGGGGGTAGCAACCCCCTGGTCATTATCTTTTAGGAGCGAGGTCATGCGACACCTCAGATGGCTTGCAGTGGGGCTGAGCCTCATGGCCTCCCCGGCCCTAGCGGGCAGTCAGACTAGCATCGGCTACACCCCAGGCTCGGGCGTGAACGTCAGTGGCTTTACGTGCTTTAGTACGCTCTTTTGCGCGGGCCATGTGCTGATCGACAACACCGGGGCTGAGAAGGGCACCAGCGGTAACCCTGTGTTTGTGCAGCCGAATGGCTCAGGCACTCAGCCCATTAGCGGCTCGATTAACCCCTCGGGCGGCCCTGTGCTGGCCACAGCCACCACGGCCGACCCCTCCTACTCGAATGGTACCAGCAACGCACTGTCCACCAACCTGGCTGGCTACATGCGGATCATCGCCCCGGCGAGCCAACTCTTAGCGTATGGGAGCTCGACGGTTGGCACTGACCCTGGGCAGGGCATTGTGGCGCTGTGCCAGAACGGCGCGAGTCCGGCAGTTAGCGCCACGCAGACGGTCGCGCTGCAATGCAATGGAACGGGGCAGCTGGTGACCACCTCGGGCAACATCGCACAGGGGGCGGCAACCAGTGGTCAGACTGGTATTTTGAGCCAGGTCGCAGTGGTGAGTGGTGCTCAGACCTACACGGCTGGCAACACTAACCCACTGACTCAGACCACGCAGGGCTACCTGAATGTTAACGTGGCGGCGGGCTCGGCAGCGAACGCTGCAGCTAGCGCAACGGGCTCAGCCGTTCCGGCCCAGGCCGGCTATACTGGCGTTAAGATTGGCGCGAACCTGGCTGGTCTGACGGGGACGGTAGTGGGAAGCTCACAGGCGGCAGACATCAATATCGTTGGGATTAATGGCGCAGCTGCACCTACGGGTACTGGTACTTCGGCGGGGGCGCAGCGCGTCGTACTTAGCTCCGACTCGACAGGCCCTGTGGCTATCAGCCAGACCACTCCTGGCTCGACCAACGGTGTTAGCCCAGTCCTGTCCGGTACAGGCGGCTGGACTCCGGTCAACCTCGTAGGACTGACCAATACGGCAGTTAGCATCAAGGCCAGCGCGGGTCAGTTGGGCATGCTCTACTGCTATAATCCCAACTCCTCGAACGAGGTATATGTGCAGGTGTTCAATCAGTCGGGCGGCATCACGGTGGGCAGCACCACGCCGGCCATGTCTGTGGGTATACCTCCGGTGCAGAATGGCGGCTTTCCGATGAACTTCCCTGGCATCCAGTTCACAACCGCTATGAGTGTTGCTGCCACATCCACACCGACTGGTGGCACGGCTCCAGGTACGCCGATCAACTGCACAGGTGCCTATAACTGATGCGCCGCAACGTACTCATAGCTGGTCTGCTAGCCGTAGCGCTAGCGAGTTCAGCCCTTGGGGCTGAGCTCAAGGTGTTTGGCGGGAAGAAGCCAGCCGCAGCACCACCGCCTCCCAACTCAAAGACAGTCTTTATCACCGCGACGGGTAACTGGACTGTCCCTAGCGACTTCACCTCGACTAACACGGTTTGGGCCTGGGGTGGTGGCGCAGGTGGAGGGGGCGGCAACACCGGCAGCTGTGGGGCAGGTGGTGCTGGTGCAGAAGCCACAATCGCCAACATCACACTGACGCCTGGAGCGCTGGTCCCAGTCACCATCGGCGCGGGTGGGGCTGGCGGCGCTAATACGGCCAATAGCTGCGGCGTAGCTGGTGGTGACACTAACTTCAACTCGGGCCAGGTGATTGCGAAGGGCGGCTCGGTTGGTGGCTTCACCAGTGGCGGGCCGGGGGCAACTGGCGGCGCAGGTGGTCAGGCTAGCGCCTCGACCCCTAGCGCGACAGCTCATAGTGGTGGGGCGGGTGGTAGCACGCCGACCAGCGCCGCTGGTGGTGCGGGTGGAGGCGGTGCTGGTGGTCCGCATGGGAATGGCGCGCAAGGCTCCAACCTACCTAACGTCACCTCGAGTGTGGGTGGCAGTGGCGGTGGTGGTGCTGACGGTGGTGGCACGAGCCCTGCAGTTAGTGGCACTAATGGTACTGCTGGCGGGTTAGCGCAGGATGGAACGGCCGGCGGCACAGCTGGAGTGAATGGCGGCCCCGGCTCACATGGCTCGGGCGGTGGCGCGAGTAATGGTGCGGCTAGCCCTGCGAACACTGGGAATGGAGGCAATGGTGGTGCTGGCGTAGGCTTCACTCAGACTAGTGATAGCTCTGTGGCTGGACCAGGTGGTGGGGGTGGCGGCGCTGGTGCAGTTACGGGCACGGGTGGTGGGACTGCGGGCAACGGTGGCAATGGTGGGCTGTTCGGCGGCGGTGGAGCTATTGGTGGGGCGGGGCCAGCACCAGGAGCTGGCGGGTCCGGCGCAGCCGGTGGGATCGTCGTTACCTATACCACTGGGACGATTGCCGCGCCTCAGATCTCAGGGCCGACCGGCACAGTCACTACGTCTGCTACCACGGTCACGGGGACTGGGAACAACGTAGGCGACACGATCACAGTCTACATTGATGGAGGACCTCCCACCCCGCCGGATGGCACTACGACTGTAGTCACGGGCAATACGTGGAGCTTTAACACTGTAGCGCTGGGCAATGGCGCGCACAACGCAGTGGCGACGGAGACTACGGCCCTAGGGACCTCGGGCGTAAGTAACCAGGTCAACTGGAATACCAGCGTGGCCGCGCCTCCAGGCAATACGCTGAACCCGAACAATACTGCAAGCTCGGTTGGTCTGGATAGCACGCGGCTGATTGCTACTGTCGGAGCCACTACCCCGCTGGCCCAGACGATGGGCGCGGTTGGCTACACCTCGGGTAGGTATCACTACGAGGCGCAGTTGGGTACGCCTGGGAACTTCCAGAGCGTTGTGGGGGTGGGCAACACCGCGCACGGGCTGACGACTGGGGTGGGCTCGGATGTCAATAGCATTGGCTACTATGGCAGTAATGGCTCGGGTCAGGGCCAGATCCTATACAACAATGTGGCCCAGATCAGCAATACGGCGCTCAATGCTAACGCTGGGGACCTGTGGGCCGTCGAGGTAGACCTGACGAACGGCCTATTCTGGGCGCAGGATGTGACCACTGGCAGCAAGTGGAATGGCAGTGCGAGCGCCAACCCTGGCACGGGCGTTGGAGGTGTGAGCTTCGCCACCTCCACGGCGGGCTGCACTGCCCCGTGCAGCTGGTTCGTAGATGCGCAGTTGGTGGGGATTGTGGGCCGGACTGTGACTGTGAACTTTGGCGCGAGCACGTTCACGGCGCAATGCTCAACGGGCTTCATCCCCTGGAATGGGACTACGGCCTGTCCCGCTGCACCGCCGCCGAACCAGTCCGGACCGGGAACCGTAACGGCAGTCAGCTTACTGCCCTCGAACGTGCCAGTCGCCTCAAGCAGCAATACCTGGCATACGACCGCGCGGCCTTGGACTGCAGCGGCAGTGGCTAACTCTACCTACCTCACGCGCCTTAACAATCTGGTGACTTGGTATGCCTCGAGAGCCAATAGCGGCACGGGATGCATAGGCAGCTCGGGGTTAGATCCTTATACCGGCACTAGCAATGCTGGGACGGCATTCAACGGCAGCTTGGAGCTGTCCTTTGGCGCGCAGTTCAAGGGTAACAACCTGACCTATGCCACTAATGGCCTCGCCACTGCAGTGATGAACTGCTCGACTGCGTCTTACCACGCTCACACCAGCGCGCAAGACTTCAACATCGGGCCGCTCAACTTGGCTTGGCAGCTCTACAATACGTATGGTGGCGCGAGTTTTAGCGCGAGTCAGAAGTCAACGTGGCTCGATACCAACCACCTGAACGCTTGGTATGGAGTAGGTAATAATACTAATAACTGGGGCATGTACGATATGTGGGGCGCATGGCTCGCCATCCAGAACGGGCTGAGCACCTTCACAGGTGGTAGTGTGGGCGGCACCGCAGGCATTGATTGCATGTGGACGGGTGCAACCTGCAGCTTTAACACTTTCACTATGCACCAGGCCAACCAGTTCAACAATCCTCCCTTCGACCTGTACATGGACCAGAATGGAGTCACGCCAGATGGGCTGTGGGTTGAGCGTCAAGCTACTACTCTCAATGCCATGATTAGCGAGGGCTACAATGGGGCGCAAGCTGGTGCCATTCGGACTGCCACCTCGACGGCTGCGCTTAGCGGGATGTATATGCAGGCGCAAGATGGGGAGTCGGCGTCTGGAGGACGCCAGGACCACCACAACTGGGTTGAGCATGCGCGCATCCTAACGGACGAGATCATGGCTCAGCAGGTTGGTGCGAGCGACTCGTTCCGCGCGGGCCAATTCGAGCATGCCGCGCAGATGGACTTCAAGGTAACGGGCAACTGGCTCAATCCAGCCTGCTGCAACGGCGCGACCTTCTTCGCGACTAAGGCGCACTACAACCCCAACACCGCCTGTTGCCAGCAGTATGCGCCGGCCTCGGGCGGCGACTATGGTTATGGCTTACAGCTGATGTATCTGCTTGCAGCGGCCTATACTAATAAGACTGCCTCGGCTATCACTGAGCAGCCTATGCCCTCGGAGATCGGAGGGTATGCCTTCGCTACGAACTCGGACTTCGGCCCGCAGGTGGTGATGGCGGCGGGCGGCACCGGGCTGCAGGCGGCAATGGCCGGCTCGACTGCCAACACCACGTTCGACAATCCGACGCTGTGGACCGCAGTCGGCATTGAGAAGATCGGCCGTGTGGGCTGGGATGCGCGCATTGGGCCCGCAGACACGGGGTATCCTAGCCTTGGCGGTCAGGTAAGCTTCGGCCCGACCTGGAACAATGGCTCGTGGACGAGGCTCGCGCAGAATCCGGCGAGCTGCCATGGCACCTTCACTACTACGTTTGCCAACCCAGCTGTTACGTTCGGCAAGATTGTGTGGAACTGTGGGACTCCGACCTTCACGCAGAACCTGACCCTAACGCCAGATGGAGTGCTGAGTCAGACAACCTGCACGGGATGCAGTGGGCTGTGGGGCATGACCTTCCCCATTATGACGAGCGACGGCGATAGTGGTAGCTGGGGCACTACCACCATGACTACCAACATCAACGCCGCTGGTGGCTTTGCCTCGACGACCTACGGCCCGACTGGGGACACACAGAACTATATCACCCTGAGCTCGAATGCCACGACTATGACCTCCGAGGCGAATGTCAATGCACAGGGCGGAAACATCACGCCTGTACGGACGTATACGGGCAGCCCTGATGCGACCCAGACGACGTTCGTTTATCCGCAGAAGTCGGGCGAGCCCACAGCAGCTGCGGTGCGTAGCGGTATGACCATCCCTGCGGGCACCACGAACCAGTACTCCAACACGGCGCTGAACTCGTCAGTCACCTCAGGGAATAATGGCACCTACTATATTGGGCCGTTGGCGGCAGGTGGCTGGGCGAACAGCATCACTATTGGTAGCTCCACGATCAACTTCACCTCCGGCGGCACCGCAACGCCCTGCTACTTCATCATGAACCTGAGTGGCGGGAATGTGACCAGCATCGAGGTGGATCGCACGATCACGGCCAGCATCCCGAATGGGGCGCATGGCAACTACACCGGGGCGAATACGCTTAGCCTGACAGCCTACAACCCAAGGACTAATCTATGAGAAAGCTAGCTCTAGCTCTGGCACTCATGCTGGCGGCGCCGCAAGGCGCCTGGGCCGCGCAGGGGTTCCTGTGCTGCTTCACCGCGCCCACCGCGCCGAGCTTGCCAACGCCGCCCACTATTGGAGGTGGTGGGAATACCGCCTCGTTTACGCAGGGCGGTACGGCCACAGTTGTTAACTCGGCGCTGACACTCAGTGGGACGGTCACAGGTATGACCATCACCATCTCTAACAACTTCGTTCAGGGGGACGTGCTGACCTTCACCCCATCTGGTGGGGTTAATGGCACCTACTCCAACCTGGGGGTGTTGAGCCTCAGTGGGAATGCGGCCGCATCGGTCTATCAGGCTGTAGCGCGTACGGTGCAGTTCAGCACTAGCATCGCAGATCCAACCCAGTCAGGGACGCGGTCGCCTCGCATGATCTCCTTTGTGGCGCAGAATCAGGGGGCGGGCTCAAGCGCTGCGAACTCGAACGTGACAGTCATCGCGCTGCCTACGATCTCCGGCACTGCTACTGGGAACAACTATACTCAGGGCGGTGGGGCTGTGACGGTCGCGCCGAACCTAGTGCTGTCAGACTTCTCCAGCACCTCGATCAATAGCGCTACGGCCCAGATCACCTCGACGTTCCAATCGGGCGATCAGCTGGTATTCACCAATCAGGCCGGCATTAGTGGCAGCTATAATGCAGGGACCGGCCTACTCAACCTGACTGGTCCGCAGACGGTCAATGCCTACCAACAGGCGATGGCCAGCATTGGCTACAACTTCACTGGGGCGGATGTTACGAATGGCGGCTCGAACCTCAGTCGGACGGTTGTGTGGCAGGTGACTGATGGGAATGGGAATGCCTCGGCAGCAGGCAGCGCTACGACCCTGTTTACGGTGGGTGTAGGCAGCACTATCAAGCCCTCCTGGGTGCCGAGTTGGGCCGCACAGAGCTGTAACTACACTGTGAACCAGTGTTGGAATGGCACGGTGGTGGTACTGAGCCCGGGCTTTGACAGCGTGACTCGGTCTACGCAGGAGACCTGTCAGACTGCAACCACAGTTACCTACGCCGCAGCCAACATAGGTTGTGTGAATAGTAATGGGCTGGCCGTTTGGGAGGGCCGCACGAACCTCATTGCTGGGGCCAGTGACATCAGTAACCCGACCTACTGGAATCCCTACACCACTGGCTCGGGGACGGTGGTGATCTCGGGGCCGAGCAATGGTGGTGTGGTAGTCGGGCCGGATGGCAGCACTAACGCAACGAAGGTGACGTTTCAGCGCACCTCGGTGGTAAGCTTTGGTGACAATGCCATTGTGACTAACCACTCGGCCGGGTTGACAGCTGGGGGTATCTATTCGGATAGCATCTGGATGAAGGCTGACACCGCGGGTGATGTGGGCAAAGTCATCACCCTGCAGTTTTGGGACGGTACGACCTCCCTGCAGAACACCAGCCGGAACATTACACTGACGGCCAACTGGGCCAACTATCAGTATACTGCGACTCTGCAGACCTGTTTGACAACAAGCTTCAACTGTCAGTTCAACTTTGGCTTCTCGGGTGCAGCTAGCAACTCGCAGACCGGCACCGTGAATGTGGATGTCTGGGGGCCGCAGTGGGAGCTGGGGAACTTCGCCACTCCGTTCATACCTACGACTACAGGGCCCGCCTCGAGGAGCACGGACAACATCGTGCCGACTGGTACGTTTAGCAGTAGTATGGCTGGAAATGTGGGCACGTTAGAGGTGCAGAGCTTTGGGGTCAACCAGGTGCCTTCGACCCTTGTAGACTCGAATGGTCTGCAGTTCTTCGGCATTACGGGTAACCAGACCCTGGTTAGTGGGCTGCCTACCAGTAATGGGCCGGGGACCTCGGCTACCTGGCTGAATGCTAACATCTCCGACATCACCTGGGACACCACCGGCCGCACTATGGCCCTCAATCATCAGGTCTATTATAAGGACTCGGGCGCACCGCAGCCGGCCGCGCCGTTCCACTTTGGCGCGCTGAACGGCGCAACCCAGGTCATCAATGGTTACATCCAGCTGGCGAGTGTTGGCAACTCGCGCGTGAGTGATACCACTGTGGGGGTGCCGCCCGGAGGTACAGTCTACTACTTCAGCGCGGCGGGTAACAACAACAATAACTGTCTGACTACCACCACGACCTGCCTCGCTACTAAGATCTCCAGCATGAGTGTGCATCCCAGTGATGTGTTCAACTTCAATAAGGGAGATGTGTTTGGCAATACCTGCATTCAGTTCAATGGGAATGGGGGCAATACGCAGGGGGCGTCTGGATCACCCATCACGATCCAGAGCTATGGAACGGGCAACCACCCAGCTATCACTAATAGTACCACTCAGTGCCCTTCGGAGGATACGAGCTCGCCCGCGCTGACGACCTCGGCAGTGGTGGAGTTCAACGGGGTGAGTGGCGTGATCTGGAATGGTGTGGATGTGTACTGCGACACGGTGGGGAATGTGCCAGCTGGTATCAAGCTCACTAACTATAGCTCGCAGGTGATGAGCAACGTCATTATTGAGAATGTGAATAGCACGTCAGGTTGCCAGAGCCCCACGGGCAATTATAATACTCAGGGCGCAGCGATCTCGTATGACTTCTGGGGACCGGCCCCTCGCAGTACGGCGTATGGCGGCGGTATCCAGCAGGTCACCCTGCTGAACATCACCTGTAGCCAGTCGACTAATACCTCACAGGCTGGGGCGCAGGCTTGCATCCAGAGCCAGGGCAATCAGGGGAATCAGATCAATTTCGCGAGCATCCAGGGCATCTTAGCCTATAACCTGGGTGGCCAGGTCTATACCCCTGCTGCGCCTAACTCAGGTGCTATCGGTCTAGGTCTGCTGATCTGGGGCCAAGTTAACCTGCTTGGTATCTCGCCGATGCAGTACATAGTGGTGCATGACACCAGCGTGAATATTGGGGGCTGCGGCGGGCCGAGCTCGATGTGGACGATGGATTCCTACAACTACACCATCCAGTTCAGTGAGTTCTACAATGAGCAGGCTGCAGCTGTGAATGGGACGTGTGACCATGCCGGGCTGGACATTGACCGGGGCAACAATGGGGTCATTGTGCAGTATAACTGGGTTCACTTCACGGCCGGCCCGAGCTTTGAGACTGTGATTGGGCCGCCCGATCAGGGATTGACGTGGGGAGCGCCGAACCCAGTAACGTTCCGCTACAATATTGGGGAGGGCTCGAACCAGAACACGTACACTACGTCTGGGGGCGGCTATGGCAATAGCTTCTCTAATGGCTGGTACAACAACACCTCGACTCCGTCGCTTGAGTACATCTACAATAACACCTTGAACATGAGCAACTCGCCGACCGGCGTCTCAACTCCAGTGTTCTTTGCCTCGTGTCCAGGGGTGACAGGCTCGTTATTTGCCAATAACCTGATGGTGGCGCCGCAGTATCAAGGCTCCGCGCTGATGATCTACAATCTGCTGACCTGTCCCAGTCTACAGTTCCTCAACAACGGCTACTACTGTCCGAACTGTGGGGGCACCGGAGCTACACCGACAGGGCCGTATTTCTGGAGGGTTGTTAACAATACTGTGAGGGGCTCGGCCGCGTGGCAGTCCCTTATAACTGGGGGCGACATTAATGGGGTGTTTGCAGTCAACCCGACGATCACGACTGGTAATCAGGCGTGCTACACAGGTACGACCGCGCCGACCTCGGGGCCCCAGCCATGTCCTACGGGCTACTCACCCGCGGCAGCTTACAAGGCGCCCGCTGGGCTGGATCTGACGCAGAGTGCGTATGGCTCGTTGGTGGTGGGCGGCTTCGATTACTATCAGAATGTGATACCCTGCGTCAGTGGCAGTGGTTATCCTATAGGTGCCTCATGCTGAGACTAGCTCTGATCTTAAGCCTGGTGGCGACTGGCGCGCTCGCACAGCAGGTGCCTTGGCGACAGCCGAGGCCGGATGGGAATGGGCCGTCCAACCTGGTTGGGAGTAAGGAGCACCCCATTCCGCCCGAGCAGCCACTCTTTCGGGGACCACTGTCCAAGGAGGAAGTGGATATGATAATCCTGGCGCTGGAACGGTTGAAGCGCGAGGTGGTTGTGCCGGCGCGCGATGGGGTGCCTGAGTACCGCGATGAGGAGACTATAAAGCATGCGGAGATGGCCGAGCTGGCATTGGCAGCGGACTGGAAGACAGCCATTGTGAACCTAACGCTGCTGCCCACCATTGGCCTGGCCCTTAGTCGCGCAACCAATGTTGAGGTTGACAGGCTGGACGGTAATGACATTATGATCATTGACCGTGAGGCTAGTCAGAAGGCATCGGAGCCGTACTGTGACCTCATCAAGAAGATTAACCGAGCGGGAATCTGTACTGTATGGGTTGCTCCTAACCCTGAAAGGATCAATTGATATGTCGAGTCCAGGGCAGACAGCTATGGTTAATAGCGCGGTCACGGCCACGAGCTTCAGCATTGCTAAGGCTATGCTGATGGAGCTGGAGGCTCTCGTTGAGATGCGTCAGGCTAGTGAGTCACTCAGCGTTAGCGCTGGGTATGGAAACGGGACCGCGCAGGCGGTTGTAACTGTGCAGGCTGATGGGAGTACTAACGTAGCTATCAGTATGCATGTAACGGCAACAGATGGAAGCAGTGGAGGTTGATATGCCTAGAGCAGGTAAGTGCAGTGGGCCTGGCGCCAAGGCGATTGAGGCGCAAGACTGCAAGCTTGAGACTGGCCTCAGCAATGCCGCGCGGCTCCCTGCGAGTCATATGCATAGGGCGGGTGACCTGGGAGCGCCCGGGAAGGGTGGCTACTCGGGCGCGGTGAAGAGCATTAAGGGTGGCGGCGGGATGAAGGAGCACTGATATGGTGGATCATGTCAGGTGCATGGGCAAGGGTGCCCATCAGATCGACAAGAATGGGGCGTCTGCTTCGGCGCGTCCTGCGTCAAAGTATCGTGATGCAGATGTACCTGAGGGCGGCGATTGGGGCCGCGCGCGGATTAGGTTCGAGATGGACCCGAAGAGGCACTACCACAGCCAAGAGCCGAGGAAGCCTGGACCATGAAGGGGAAAGCCAAGCTGCCAAAGCTGACGAAGCTGAAGCCGGCAGAGGGTGAGGGCCCGGCCATTAGGCGCGCGACCGAGGTCAAGGGTAAGCTATTGCGGGGTGTTGCTGCGGGCAAAAGTAAGAAAGTGTACTGAGCCCACGGTTTGGTTTCCAAACGGTGTGTCGAGTATGAATGACTTAGCCGAACTCGAGATCAACCCAAACGCGTTGGTGCTGCAGTTTCCGCCGAAGCTGCAGTGTCTCTTCCAACCTATGCGGTATAAGGTGTTTTATGGGGGCCGTGGCGCAGGTAGATCGTGGGGCCTAGCCAGGGCCTGTATCATAAGGGCGATGCAATCGCGGATTAGGGTCCTATGTGCTCGTGAGCTACAAAAGTCCATTAAGGATTCGGTCCATAAACTCATCAGTGATCAGATCGAAGCGATGGGGCTCTTATCGCAGTTCGACATCCTGCAGAATACCATCATATGTCGTACTACGGGTTCGGAGTTCATGTTTGAAGGTATACGTCACAACGTCACCAGCATCAAGTCGATTGAGGGCGTTGACATATGCTGGGTGGAGGAAGCAGCCAAGCTTACTAAGGACTCATACAATGTACTTACCCCCAGTATTCGTAAAGAAGGCTCCGAACTCTGGTTCTCCTTTAACCCTGACCTGGAGACGGATTTCATTTATCAGGAGCTCGTTATTAGTCCACCACCGGACAGCTATGTGGTGTTCATGACCTACGTTGATAACCCGTGGTTTCCTGACACGCTGGAGCGGGACCGCATTCACATGAAGGAGCACGACCCTGACAGTTACCTTAATGTCTGGGAGGGCAAATGCCGAGTCGCACTCACAGGGGCGGTCTATGGGAAGCAACTCCGCGAGGCTTATCTCGAAAATCGGATCGGCAAAGTACCCTACGAGCCCGCAGTGGGCGTGCATACATTTTGGGACCTGGGGCGTGGCGATGCCACAGCTATCTGGTTTGCCCAAGTCGTCGGTTTTGAGTACCATCTCATCGACTACTATGAGAATGCCGGCTATCATCTCGATCACTATCTCTTTGAGCTGCAAAAGAGGGCGGACAAGCAAGGCTATCTCTATGACACAGCTTGGCTACCTCATGATGCTAAAGCCAAAACTCTTGGCACGAAGAAGTCGATCCAGGAGCAGGTCGCGGCGAAGGGTCACAAGGTCCGCATAGTGCAGCGCTTAAGTCCGGAGGATGGCATCAATGCAGCAAGGACCGTGTTCCCCAAATGCTGGATCGATGAGCTTAGGTGTGAAGCTGGGCTCAATGCCCTCAAAGCCTATCATTACGATCCTAGTCCTGAGGCTGACGGTACAACGGGGCGTTATCAGGATAAGCCCGTACATGACTGGAGCAGTCATGGAGCTGACGCATTTCGATACCTCGCCGTGGGACTGCGTGAGCCCCGGCGCGAGCCCGAGCAACGCACCTTACTCAAAATTAAGCCGGCAGGCTTTTCAATAGACAAACTCTTCCTAGATCCACTAGGAGGCTTCAGCCAGAATTGGATGAAGTAAGTGAGCGAAGCACTTAGGCCAGATAGCACACCGACCGATCCAGACCCAGTCATCCGTGAAGCCCAGAAGCGCTTCAAGATGTGCCAGGACTGGGAAAGCAACGCGCGCAAGCTCTGGCTGGATGATATCAAGTTCGCCAATGCGGATAGTGACAACGGCTATCAGTGGCCGAATGCTATCCGGCGCAACCGAGACGTAGAGGAGAAGCCATGCTTGACTATCAACAAAGCCCGCCAGCATGCTTTGCAGATCATCAACGATGCCAAGAAGAACAAGCCTGCTATAAAGCTGATGGCAACGGGCAATGGGGCGACGAAGGAGAGTGCAGACTGTTTGAGCTCACTGGTCCGCTACATCGAGTACCACTCCAAGGCATCTGTCGCGTACGATACTGCTACAGAGTTCCAGGTAACTGGCGGGATTGGCTATCTGAGGGTCGCGACGGACTACACAGATGATAATAATTTCGACCAGGACATCTACATTCGGCGCGTGAGTGACCCACTGACCATATTCCTGGACCCCGCCGCGAAGGAGCTGGACAAGTCTGACATGCGCTATGCGTTTGTGTTTGATGATATACCGCTGGATGAGTTCGAGCAGATGTATCCGGAGTATAAGGACTACTTCGTGACGGCCGCGGCGCTGGGTAATGAGCAGGATTGGGTGCAGCATGAGAAGGTCAGGGTGGCTGAGTACTTTAGGAAGGTGCGAGATGAAGATGTCATGTTCACCCACAACGGGCAGACCTATCGCAAGTCGGAGCTCCTTGACCCCGGCCAGCATGACTTTGTGAAGGCGTTGGACTCGCCCACCTACACTGAGAGGACTGTGGTTAGCGACAAGGTGGAGTACTTCTTCATCGTTGGTCATACAGTGGTCGAGCGTAAGAGCTGGCCTGGGCGTTTTATCCCTATCGTCCCAGTCATAGGAGAGGAGACTGTCATTGAGGGGCAGCTGGATAGGAAGGGCCATATTCGGGCGCTCAAAGACGCTCAGCGTATGTATAACTACTGGAGTAGCTCTGCTGTTGAATATGGAGCGCTCCAGACTAAAACCCCTTGGATTGGTGCAGTGCAGGCAATTGAGGGATACGAGGAATACTGGAGGGATGCTAATAGGAATAGCACTGCGATACTGCCTTATAATGCTAAGGCTGATGATGGAAGTGATATTCCCCCTCCTACACGGGTTGAGCCGCCCACGCCCGCCCCGGTAGCCATCACGGGCATGCAGGTGGCCGCACAAGAGATGCAGATGGTGAGTGGGCAGTATGAAGCACAGATGGGGGCACCTGGAAATGAGCGGACCGGCAAGGCTATTCAAGAACGTCAGCGACAGGGTGATACTGCTACTTATCACTATATTAATGGGCTTGCTGTTGCCATTAGGCATCTGGGCGTTATCCTACTGGACCTTATCCCGCGGATTTACGATACTAAACGACTGCTGCGAGTTCAGGGCGAGGATCAGATGAGCTATGAGATGCAGATCGACCCGAAGCAGCAGCAAAGCTACATGCAACATAAAGCTGCGAATGGGCAGATCGCGCTCAGGAGCTTGAACCCCAGTGTCGGGCGCTATGATGTGCAGGCGGACATTGGACCGGGCTGGGCCACCAAGCGCGAGGACGCCTTTAATGCGTTCACCCTGATACTTACGCAAGCTCCTCAGTTGACTGGACTGATCGGCGACATCTTGCTGCAGAATGGGGACTTCCCAGGCGCGCTGCAGGCGTCCGAGAGGCTCAGGCGCATGGTGCCGCCGCAGGCACTGGGGGAGGGCCCCTCGCCGCAAGAGCAGATGATGCAGCAGCAGATTCAGAATCTCAGCCAGCTGCTTACTAAGACCATTGAGGAGCTCGCAGGGGAGCGGCTGAAGGTGAAGGGGCATGCGGCGCAGAAGGAGATCGACGCGTATGAGGCGTTCACCAAGAGGCTGAAGGTCATCACCGATGCTAGCATTGATGCGTATGCTCTGAAGGACGCCACGATCCAGCTGATACATGATATGAGCCAGGTGGACCTCGGCGATGTGGAGACGAGCTCGAAGGCTGAGCTAAGCCAGCCTACGACGCAAGTGCCGGATGAACAGTCACTGATAGGCGGGACCGGGCCGCAGCCGCCTGTGCCGGGCGCGATGGATAAGGGTGGTCAGTGGTTCCTACCGGACCCGACTCGCCTCGGTAGGGACCGCAACATTGGGACTGTGAATGGGGCAGGTGGTGGAGATATGAGTGGGGCCGCGCTGCCTAACCAGGCTGTGGGGCAAGCGATGAATGCGCCGAGGCAGGCGCCGGATGGTGAGTGGTACTCGAGGGCGCCGGGAGGCGGCTGGCAGCGGCATCCGAAGCGCAATGAGCGAACGCGCAAGAATCCGCGAGATAGGTGATGGCACAGCTCGACGATACAGAGTACGACCCGGATGCCAAGCCTATTCCTGTGGCTGGCAACCCGTTCGTTCCTGACCCCTTCAAGAGTGGCTATGACCCTACCGACCAGTCGGGCGCGTGGGGCGCTGCGCCTGGAGAGTTCCCGGGCAAGGTTCGGACCATGTTGGACCTGCTTGAGAGGGGCAGGTTGACTGACCCCACGGCGGGGCTTGGCACCAGGTTGGGCGAAGCTACTTTGCAGCACCTCTACAACACGGGGCAGAACCTATACCGTAATGTGATGGCTCCGGGCGACTATATGCAGGGTCTGATCAGCCCGGAGGAGGCGCAGGCGCGGGCCGTGGGATTGGCTGGCTCGCTTGTTGGGCCAGGTGTGGGGCGGGCTGTGACTGGTGAAGCTGGCGCGGGGATGTTCGGTGGGATACTCAGTAAGACCGCCGACATCCCAGCGTTTAAGGCCGCGTCCCAGATGGAGGCACAGGGCATTCATCCGAGGCAGATTTGGAATGATACTGGGTGGTATAGGAACGCGCAAGGGAACTGGAGGTATGAGATCCCTGATATGAGGGCGCAGCTGACTGGGAAGGATGTGCCCGTTATACCTGAGAAGAGTGTGCCTGGCGCGGGTGGGACCAGTGTTCCACTGGGCTCTGTGCTGGACCATCCGGACCTGTATAAGGCGTATCCCGCGTTTGCAGATATGCCGGTGGCGTCGGGCTTCTTTGAGAATCCGCGGAAGGAGGGAAGCTTCAAGCCGTACCTACAGCCTATGTGGGGGACACCTCCAGGCGCTATCCAGCTCAGCGCGGCGCGGTATGGGACTGATATGGGCAGCATGCTGCCGTTCCTCCTGCATGAGGGCCAGCACGGTATCCAGCATTATGAGCAGGGGATTCCTCCCGGCAAGGTTACCTCAGTGCCGAGCCAGTTCGATGAGCCATACTCTGGGATGAACCAGGAGGCACGTAGGTCGCCGCTCGGGCTGACTTGGCAGGACTGGCGCGACTATACGCAGTATAAGGATAGGCTGCAGCATGCAGGTTATGAGTCAGATCCTATCGAGGTTGAGGCGAGGAATGTGGAGAAGCGGCAGCTGTGGACGCCAGCCGAGCGTCAAGCTACACCGCCGTGGATGAGTCAGCCTGTGGGGACAGAGTTCCAGGCCATGCCTGCCTCCATCACAGAGAGCATGCTGCTGGGGCGCGCGCGAGGTCCCTACATCGGGCCGGATACCCCAGGCTTCACTACACAGGCTGGAATACTGAGGCGGAAGCATAGCCAGGCTGGGCATGGTGAGGGCGGTAAGATACCCATGGGGCGTGGTCTGGGGCCGATGGGACTGGAGCCGACGGAGGGCCCAGTCCCGGTGCACCACCACCCTTTCAGCCATGAGGAAGATGGATCGCTGCCTATCAACCACATCCTGGCGCAGCCGGAGGTGGCACAGGCTATAGCTAACCCACAGATTATCCGGAAGGAGCCTGTGCCCTATGGCGCGGGCGCCTCGAAGTCTAGCTATGCTACGCACATTGATCCCAAGATTCCGCAGTATGATCCTCGCTTTGTGGGCGCGGATGGGCAGCCTCTGCTGATAGATAAGTACCTCAACATACATGAGCAGGTTGAGAAGGCCGCGATGGAGCGGGGCGAGCGCTATGAGACGGCCCATGTCAATAAGGCTACGCCGGCCGAGCATGCAGCCATTAGGGCCGATGGTGGGGATCCAGCAGTGTATGAGCGCATCCTCAAGCCCTACCTGGCGCAGACTGAGAAGGAGAGCCTGAAGGGCGCAAGCCCGGACTTGTATCAGAAGCCCTACGGCCATAGCCACAGTAAAATCTTAGAGACGTATCATGGGGGCCAGGGCCAGGGCGGGAAGGTGTGGCACGCCTCGCCTCATAGCTTTAAGCGCTTCGACATGAGCAAGCTGGGCACGGGGACGGGCGCGCGGACCTATGGGGAGGGAATGTACACGGCGGAAGAGCCAGGGGTCGCGAAGGACTATCAGAGGCAGTTTACCTATGAAGCTGAGGGGATGCCGCATGAGATCCTAGATCCGGAGGGCCAGAAGTACGATTGGGAGGGGGAGCACTATGGTGGCCCGCCAGATCCAGGTGAGAGAGATGTTCAGTCTCCAGCATATATGGCGTTCCAGCACCTGGCTGAGGCTGGGAACTTTGATGAAGCGCGGAAGGCGCTAGACTTAAGCAGAGACTACTACCATGAGTACGGGTCTAAGGCAAACCTTAGGCAGGAGTCTGAGAGGGGGGCTCGGATGGCAAAGCACTACCGCGACGCTGCGGAGCACCTGGATCTGATCCAGGCGCAGGGCTATAGGGCGAAGGAGAAGCAGCGGGGAAAGATGTACGAGGTTGAGATTAATGCCAATCCTGAGCACTTCCTGCACTGGGACCACAAGCTCAGCGACCAGTCAGATCATGTGAAACTGGCGCTGCACCGTAGTGGCATAGCCCCGGAGGGTGATCCAGAATACGCCGATATGACTGGCGCAGACCTCTACAAGCACCTGGATAGGCATGAACGTGAGGATAGGAGCTATACCCCAGAGCTGCTGAAGAAGGCTGGTATCCCTGGCGCCAAGCACTATGACCAGTTCTCAAGGAACACCTACAAGAGGATACAGACTGCTGAGAAGGATGTGGGGTTTTGGAAGGATGATGTAAAGTTTCGCAAGGAGTATGGCAGAAGTCCTGACTTCAAATACCTAACTGGTAGGACTGCGGCGGAAAGTCTCCAGGAGGCAGAGGGGCGCCTAGCCAAGCTGAAGGAGCAGAAGCTGACGCACAACTATGTGGTGTTTGATCCGCACCTGATGCAGATACTGCGGCGCGATGAGCAGCCGATGGCGCTGCCCGCGGTGCAAGGAGGAGGGTCACGTTGGCTAGCTACTGTCACAAGATGATCAAGGAGACGGCGAAGGCCATGGCCAGCGAGGCGTATGAGTCCAGAGCTAGCCATGACAATCACTTTTATGTAGTCTGGCCGAGGCGCAATGAATTCGTCAGGAAGATGTGGCCGCACTTTGTTGAAACGGCTCGACACACCTTGGCCCAACTTTTGACCACCAACCTGGACACCACCTTGAAAGATCAAATCGCAGAGGCTTTGATAGAGGATAACGCGCTCAGGCGCGGCAGGCACTTTCAGATTAGACCTGAAGACGTAAGGCTACACTGACATGGCAGACGAAGAGACTCGCGCTCCGGACCAGAGCCAGGAGCAAACTCCGCCCGCACAGGAGCGCCAAGAGGCGACTCCCTCCCCATCTTCAGCAGCTGACCCTCCCGTCCAGGCAGAAGGTGGCGAGAAGCCTGCGGCTGAAGCGAGTGGCGAGGGGGCAGCGGAGGCCCCCAAGCCCGAAGCTACACCTGCGGAGCCGAGGCCGACTGAGACCCCCGCCTGGGTGATGCCGCGCATCAATAAGCAGGCGGCGCGGATTAAGGAGCTTGAGGATCAGCTGGCGAGGCAGCCGCCGCCTCAGCAGCCTGAGCAGACGGTTAAGACCGCGAGTGGTGAGACGCTGACAGCTAGCCAGCTGCAGGAGCGCATTAAGCAGGAAGCGGCGATGCTCAAGCTTAATGAGGATTTGACTCGATTGGTGGACGAGGGGAATAAGGCGTATCCGGACTTCCAGCAAAGCATCGCTATCCTGAGGGATGGAGTGGGGGCGATGAGTGTTCCGCTGCTGGAGGCAGTGCTGGAGACTGGGGAGGGGGACCGCATCATTCATGAGCTAGCAAGGGTGCCCGAGCGCGCTGCGCAGATTGCCGCGCTACCGCCAGGTAGGCAGGGTGTAGCCATAGCTAAGTTTGCGGCGGGCCTGGAGCAGCCGACAGAGGTTAGTAAGGCTCCTGCCCCGATTAAGGAAAAGGTTAGAGGTTCAGCTAAGGTGGCGATTAGCCTCGAAGATTCGAACCTCTCGATGGATGACTGGATGAAGCAACGTGAGGCGGACGTGCGGATCGCCCGCGCGAACGGGCGCATCCGGCAGTAATGCGGTCGCTGGGCGGACCTAACGCCCTGGTTGCCAGCTAATGAGGCCCGGAGATCGGCACCGGCCACACACTACAGACTGCCCAATTCTCTCTGTAGTGCAGGTGCATAGAAACACAACCGGAGACCTAGACCGTGGCAAATACGCTTCTCACAATCAACATGATTACGCGAGAAGCTGTCAGACTGTGGAAGAACACCAACCAGTTCATACAGCATATCGATATGCAGTATGATGACAGCTTCGCCAAGACCGGGGCCAAGATTGGCACCAGTCTGCGTATTAGGCTGCCCAACGACTACACTGTGCGCACCGGACCGGCTGCGCAGGTACAGGATACGGCCGAAGTTAGCACCACGCTGGTGCTCGCCACTCAGAAAGGTGTGGATGTCTCGTTCAGCACAACTGACAGAACCATGTCCTTGGATGACTACTCGCGTAGGGTCCTTGCGCCT